TTACTGCAACGTCGCGGCAATGAGTACATGCAAGCCGATATGGCCAACAAGTTTAAAGCCAACATGAATAAGTTGACTCAAGCTGAACGGGCGATTGCCGCATCAAACATGTCGCCAGAAGAAAAGCGTGCGCAACTCGACAGTATCAGGAAGATAAAGATCGCCGTGGCGGAGACTGTGAGACAGGTTTCCGATAAAACCATACACCTATCAACCCCTTTCTGATACCAATAAAGGATTGAGTCCGGTACTTGTAAGGAACTGAGGCGCGTAGCCCCAGTTCCTTTATCTTTACGACATCCAACCCGGGAACAAAAAACCCCTCCCCCGGTTTAAGTGTCGCCCACGGATAGATTATTTCCATTGAACTGCTCTTCCTCAAAAGTTATGTGCATAGCGTTGACGCGCATGGATGGGCCGTTGGTCTTGCCCAGCATATCTTTCTTGGAGTACTTGACGCGAAACATCTTCTCCATCTGCTTCTTAAAGTCATCGTAGCTAAAGCTCATGCTGACGCAATGCTTCCTGAGAAGTTGTTCCTCAATGTAATACTCTCTGAATCCATCTGCAAGCGTCCCATGCTCAACACGTCCAAGTACTTTTGATCTGGTGAGCGACTTGTCAACAGACTCGCCATCCCCCCATGCGGCCATCAGGCGACCCTCAGCTTTCTTAATGATGATGAAGCTTCCGTAGTTGTCTCCGGTGTAGGCGTTCAATACATCCTCAGCGGTGCGCACACTGCCACGGATAATGCCACGGGCTTTCTCAACAACAAGCTTAAGCGCATCAATAACTTTCTGCACCTCTACATCAATGATACCGGCGTAGTCCCTGCGAAGAAGCACAGCCGCCGCAACAATGACCGTGCAACCAGCGTGCCAGTAGCGTTCGTCATCATCGAAGTCCATGACCTTTTTCAAGTGCTTGTGCGTCTTGGCTACAACTTGTTCTGCAACGTGCTGGTTCTTTGTCAGCCACCTGATCCACGCTTCTCCAGCCACGCCATAGTTGTGCTTCATCTCCAACAGAATTTCACGTTCTTGCGGAGTCCATTCCAGTTTGACGTTTGGATTCCACTCCAGCATACGCAGAAGCTCACCGTTTGAGCTGAACTTCCTTGCCCCTGCCATGTAGTCTGTCAGGCTTTCGTTGGAAGTCATGGTGCACGTTGTCTTCCATGTCGTGTTGTTGATGCGTTCTTTGTTTGCACCAGACTCCATACGCTCCTTGCCCTGCGCTTCAGCAAAGTCAAAGATAAACGTTGGTGCCCACTCCATGTTGGCACGTTGGGTGTTTGTGATCTCGTCAATCAGAAGCGGCATGCTGTTAAGCAGACCTGCACGTTGCTGCATTGCAACCGGAGATGTGCCCTTACCTGTTCTGTACCGCAGTGGGTGTCCCCACACGCCAGCCTTTGCGCTCAGCACCAGTGATTTACCAGTACCAGAATGGCGTTAACCAATGTGCCACACAAACCCCTCGTACTCCGTGAACCGCATCAGTGGTGCACCGAACGAATCCAGACACACAGCCAGCGCGGTATTCATGCCGGGCTTGTTCACGAATATGGTCTGCCACAACTCACGCCACTTATCTATACTGCCAGCCCCCGATGTGTTGCGGTTGATGTTCTCAAGGCCGGGCATCGGGACGCGGGTCTCTCCACCATCTTTGCTGAACACGCGGTGGTTGTAAACAAAGCTGTCGTTCTCTTGCCAACCACATTGGTACGGCACAACGATGGGCTTCTTGGACTGCGATGCCTCACCTACACAAGCGCGTACATACTCATAAAGCTGTTTGTCGAAGCCAGCAAATGTGGACACGATGTTCTGGCTTGCCAGCCACTTGAGAGTCTCGTCCTTGCTCACGATTGATTTCTGTGGGAAGTTAAGTGTCAGCACGCCTTCGGGACGCACAGCGGCCATGTGAACCAGATGGTCTTCCTCCATCTTAAGCAGGTCAACCACAAACAAGTCGTACGGAACAAGCTGCGTAGTCTTCTTGGATTTCTTGCCGTCCTCGTCTTCATCAATCCTTACAAAGTACACACCGCCGTTCTCGCCGTAGCTGTACCCACGTGGTGGAGGAGGGCGCTTGACTGCATCAATGTGTTCTGGTTCGTCGCTGTCTCCTGCATCCTCAAGCGCAAAGAATTCTTCTTCTACAAAGTCTTCGCTGACAGTATTTAGCGGTATGACTTTCTCTGTGTTGTCAACCTTGATCTCCCTGCCAAGGATCAGCGGATTTGTAATCTTCCCCCAGTGTGGACAACTTGTGCATATCCCGGGGTTCAGCGAGTCTAATGCCAAGCAAGAGTACGGCCCTTTGATCTCAGCCAACTTCTGGTGCATGCGCTCGTGTGGGTACGGGTGCAGGTCGCTTAGCTTAATCGCGTGTTCCATACCATCATCACAGACCTTAGCCCATGACAGCAACGCCCTCCAGATAGGTTCTTTGCCGTCCTCTTGGGCTGTGGCAACGTAGTCAGCAATCTGGGCGCAGTGAGGTTGGAACTCGGCAAAGACTGTGCGGCTGTTCTGCATCATCTTGATCTGTGCAGTTGTCTTCACGTTCTTTGGCCGCGCCCCCGGCAACATGATGGGGTCAGCTTGCGGTGGTGCCTTCTCCTTGAGGTTGGAGTTAATGACTTCAGCAAACGCATCAAAGTCAAACAGGTCGCCTTCCATCAACAGCTTTACAGGAAGAGGTTGCACATACTTCTTCTTGTGGTTCTTGGTGCCCGGCACCCGCATCAGCCTAGCCGCATCTGCGGTGACAGCCATGTCGATGACCATACCTTCTTGTTTGCATAGAAGTTTTATGTTCTGCGCAACAGGTCGCCATTCAGCAATCGTCATGTCGCGGGACATCGGCCAGTAGCAATGCAGTCCCCCACCTGAACCAACAATCCACGGTTTGCCGAGCGCATCAAGCCCGACCTTTGCCATGAACGCATCCAGCGCCAGTACTGCATCTTTCTTTGATGCGTACCCGTCCAAGTCAACAAAGAAAGACTTTACGTGCGTAGCTTTGTCAGCTTCGCGCTTCTTTCCATTGAAGCATGAGACAGCGTAGAAGATGTCGCAGTTATCGTTGTTCCAGTTGTCTATGTGGGGGTGCAGTTCCTCGATTGTGTCCGTGAACACATGTTGTTTTCTTTTCGTGAGTTCTACCGCGCAATACGAGCCTAAACCCGGAGACGGCAAAACCACCGCTAGGAACTCAAGCGGAGTCATGTCTATCCTTTGGGTTATTTGAAGTCGTCGTTAGCGTGTGCTACGCCTTGCTGAAAACCTTCTTCAAAGCCGTCTTGATAGATTGATTCTCTGGCATCAATAAAACCAGCCAAGCGTTCTACAAGCGTCTCAACCCAGTCCGGTGGAACTTTGTCGAAGCCCGTGATGTAGATGTAGCGCAGAAGTTCGTTGTTACTCAGTTGCTTAGGTTGAATGCCTTGCATGTTTTTCTCCAAGCCTCGTCGGCTGTGCTTGATGTTTGTAGGATTTTGAGAAGTGAGCTTGCCGATGGCCGGTAAGCTACAAAAACTTCGCCGCCGCCGAACCAGTTGTAAACAGATTGGCGTGAAACACCAAGTGCTTGAGAGATTCTTACGACAGAAAAGTTGTGGTGAACAGCCCAGCGCCCGAGTTGGTTACCCAACGTCTTCGGCGCTTTCATGACCATGTTGATTGTTTGTTGTGAGTAAGCCATGTTGTAAGGGGCCGAAGCCCCCTCCCCTTTAGTCTTCTTCCCAATCGTCAACCATTGCCGCCAAGTTTGATTTCTTGGCAGGCACGGCATTCGGCTTCTTCTCTTCCTTACGCACAGTAGGCTCTTCGCTTTCTTCCTCCACAGCAGGCGCGGCCTTGGCTTTCTTTGCCTTGGGTGCTGGTGCTGGCGGTTCTTCTTCCTCAGCCACTTCAGCCACGGCAGGACGTTTGCCAGCAATAGCCAGAGGAGCCGCCACCGTAGCGGGTTTCGGCATAGTCATAGAAACGGCACGCTGGGCTTCGGGAGAAGCGGCTTTTGCGGAGACTGTCTCATACTCGTCATCGTTCAACCAGCGCATCTCTTTGAAGAACAGCTTCGGGCTTTCCGACTTGGTATCAAACTTCAGACGCGTCACGACCAAGCTGGGGTCAATAGGGTCTTGTTGCGCCATCAACCACTTGACGTACGCCTTCAACGGACGGTTGTCACCTTCACCATCACCAAAGATGGACTTAGCTGGCAGAGTCAACTGGAGAATGTCGCCATCCATATCGTTGGCTAACACTACGGCAACACGTTGCTGGAAGCGGCATGCGCGGCTGTTGTTCTGACCAGACCCTGCAATATTCTGTGGGCAGTCTTTGCAGTTGGCGTGCTGTTTGTTACCCGCATCAATAGAGGGGGTCTTACCATCAGCCGACCAGCAGTCAGGCGCAGACACCTCACCATCGTAGGACTTGGCGTAGAACACGCGGCCAATGTCTGGCGCAGCGGCAACGAACACAACGTCCAGATAGCGTTCTTCGATTGAAGCGATCTCTTTACCGCCGCTGTACAGACGGAACACGCCGCCTTTGATTGAGATACGTTTGGATGTATCTACGTTGTTGCCAGCCAGAGCTTTAGCAACTGAGGACATGCCCTCACGATTCTTTGCAAACGCGGGTACGTTTGCTTTGTTAAAAAGCGTCACATTAGTCATGTGATATTTCTCCTGATTACTTGGTTGGTTTGCGAACAGAGATTGCGTACTCAGTTAATGAGTTCAATCCGGGTGGTACGAGGCCGGGGTTGTCTTCAAGGAATGTTGCCATGTTGGTCTGCGCAATACGCTTCTCCAACAAGTCAACGGCTTCGTGTTGAAGCACGAATGTCTTGAATGAATCCCAGTCTTGTGTGTTGTAGCGTGTCTTTGTTGACAACACCACAGTGCCTTGGTCAGTGCGCACAGAGGACATGCCCAGTGCAAGCATCTGATCTTTGAGTGCGATCTTCACGGTGTCTTGTTGCCGCTTGATTTCCTCAACTTCGTTTTCGTACGCTTGAGTCAGCTCTTGAATTCGAGCCGCCATCTTACGGTACACCTTAGCCAACTTGTCCATAGGGACAGTGGTTAATTCGTTGTGCTCCTCTTGTGCGGGAGCGTCATCGTCTATTGTTGTAGTCACTTGCTTCTCCTGTTGTTTTGTCTAACGTTTAACATCATACACGGAACAAAATCCAATGCAACTCCTTTCTTTAAATATTTTTTACTTCGCTGTCAAACATGTTTACAAGCAGTTTATGCTCGTCAACTTTACCCTCCATAGCCTTGAATAGTTTTTTCTCAATCGGGCTTGACTCAATGTGTACCACAGTAACTTTGTCAGAGTCTTGACCTTTGCGATCAGCGCGAGCGATACATTGCGTGTACATCTCCACGCTCATCAGTGGCCCAAAGAACACAACAGTGTCTGCGGCAGTTAGGGTAATCCCGTGCGCTGTTGCTTGTGGTTGCAAGACCAGCACGCGTATCCTGTCAGTGGTCTGAAAGTCGCCGATGATCTGTCCACGTTTGCTGGCGCTCACGTCGCCATGAATCTGTCCCACGGCATAGCCTTGCTTGCTGAGGTGCGTCACTATGGTGTCGATGCTGGAACGGAACAACGCAAAGATGATGACTTTGCGTTCAGTCTCCTCAAGCACTTCGTCCAGCACGTGTAGGCGAGGAGATGCGTCGAACTCCACAACCTCCCTGTCGTCTGTGTACGCGGCACCGCAGGATATTTGTAGCAGCTTGTTTACCGCAACACCCGCGTTGACTGCGCTGATGATTTCCCCTGCCGCACGCACCATCATCTGCTCTTTCAGCATTCGATAGTATTTGTTTTGTTGTGGTGTCATTGGCACTTCGCGTGTCACTGTGATTACTGGCGGCAAGTCAAGGCACTGATCTTTTGTGAAACGAATTGCTGGTTGCAGTGCTTCGTACACCAGTGGCCGTGCGTTATCTTTTGGTGCCCACTTGAACATGCTGATCTTGTTCATCACCTTGTCGCGCCACGCTGTCTGAAACTTCGGCACACCGCTTGGGTTAACCAAACGTGCAAGGCCATACGCATCAACAGGCGATTGCGATGCAGGAGTGCCAGTCATCATCCACAGGTATGTCTCAGGCTTGATGATTGATGCCAGCGCTTTCCAACGCCGTGTTGATGGGTTCTTGTAAGCGTTGGCTTCGTCAACAATAATCAAATCAAAGCGGCCATCGTTTCGTATCTCATCAGCGATTAGGTTCAGTCCATCGTAGTTTGCAATGACGATCTCGTAGTCACGTTGAATCATCTCTATGCGGCGTGATGCTTGTTGATGGTGGGCAACGATGGCGCTTCTGTGCATGGTGCTGTTCATGATGTCGCCCATCCACGCGCTGTGCATGATTGATAGAGGACACAGTACCAACACCCTGCGTACTTCTGAACGTTCCATCAAGTAGTCAGCCGCCCACAATGCAGACAGCGTTTTACCAGTGCCGGGGTCGTTAAAACAGAACGCTCTGCGATGCAATGTCAAGAATGCCGCTGTCTCAATCTGGTGAGCCATAGGCTTATACTTGCCCGGCCAACCATAACGTCCTTTGATTGGCGATGGCACATCTTTGACACCGAGGTTTTTAAGTACCCTGCTTTCATCAAGCCCCCAGTACACAGCAACCTGATAGATGCCATCTTCTTCGCTGAGTACCTTGTGTTTTGGAATGATGCTGTATTTGTTTGGGTCACGTGTGCGCAGTATCAGCGCCTTGTTGTCAACTATTTCCATGTTCTCTTCCCAATAAGTAGTAGTGCAGTGCCGCGTCCATCTCCATACGGTTTATTATTTCGTGACTAACTAATTTTCTATTTGCCAACTCTTGTGCAACTCTTGCAATGTCATCGAACCTGCGTTCGTACATCTCGTCCAACGTCACGTTGCGAGCACCAAACCTAACCATCCACAGGTTGCGCAGTGTTTCAGTTGCTACGTGTTCAAGGCCTGTACGCATACGCATGTGTAACTCCAGCGTTGTTGGCACGTCTGCCCACCCCGTAGCGTACCGCCCTGTTGCTTTGTATTTCAACGTACTCATGCGTCCTCCTTCAACCGCGCCCACGGCGTGTTGCTGGCGTGGAACTCAACTTCTTCCATGAGTTTGTTTCTGTGGAGTCTTCCCGATGCGTCCATCCAGAACTCTTCTTCTAGCTCAGACACGTCTACCCACTTATCCTCAAACTTTATACGCCACATATCTACCAGTCTTGATAGTGGGATGGCATACGCTTCACGTTTGTTGGGGTCGTCTACGCCGCGCATGTTGCTTACTATTGTTGATCTTTGTTTTACTAGTCCTTGTCCCCCATACGAACTCCCTTGAATAACTCCTGCAAAAATTTGTTTTTGTAGTTTTCGGCTTTCTTCCTCGTATACCCAATCTAATTTATCTTTTAGTTGTTGACCTAAGTCTTTCATTCTTCCCATTTGCTTCTCCTGTTATTGCTCTGGCATGCGGCACACGTACCGCGCTCTGTCTGTTAAAAAATGGACTTCAACTTCTCCGAGTTGTTTAAGTCTCTTGAACGCACTGCTAAAGAACTCGTCTCCCTCTAATGTTTCTAAATCTATCCACTTGTTTCCAAAACGTGCTTCCCACACATCAATCAACCTGCTGACAGGAATATTGAACGCTTCGGATTCAAGCATTGCAGTTGTGACTTCACTGTCAACAAACGCCTTTGCGCGAACTACACCGCTACTTAATGCTGTGGTCAGACTTCCGTGCGAAGCTGCGGTTACTTGAAGCGGACTTGACACTGAGATTGCTGCGCTTTGTAGTCCCGCCTTTAGATAAGGGCTGCTTGTGATCGACATCTTTTCCATCTCCTTTGTGTACGAGTCCTTCTTTCATAAGCATTGCGCGTGCTTTGTTTCGAGCGGCTCGTTTTTTAATGATTTCTGGTTTTTGTTCGTACTTGGCATACGACGGACGGTCTTCTGGATTTTTATAAGGCATGAGTGTTCCTTAGTGTTTTGAGTTGAACTCGCATGTTTTTACCGGGCACCAACCGCACAGAGGCGTTTGATTTGGGTTCCACACATCGTTTGCAAAAGATGCTTCTAGCCGAGCGTAGCGTTCACGGTAGCTCCACCAATGTTTCTTTGCATCGTCTGCGGTCATTGTCATTTTCACAATGTCATTCTTTACAAGAAACAATAACGCAGAGTTAACCCTGCGTATGTGGGGGAAGTGTGCGAACACCATGATAGACATGAGCACAAGCTGATCGCGGTCTGGGTACTTGTTGTTGCCGGTCTTGTAGTCTGCCACCCATGCGGTCAGGTTCTCGTCATCAACAATTAACAGGTCTGCGATACCACGCACCCATACGTTATCCGCTTTCCACTTCGTTGGCAATAGGTCTGTGGTCAACGCCATCTCGTACTCTGCCAGCTTACGGCCAGACTTATTCAGCAACGCATCCACCACAGGTTGGAACTGTGCGTACGCAGGAGGTATTGGCTTGCCCTCCTTGACGTACAACTCCAATGCTTCGTGGACTTGATTGCCGTACCGCGTTGCTTCGGTCTCTGTGAACGGGTAGTTCTTGAGTACCTTGACTTCTTGGTAACGGCGCTGACAACCCTCAAAGTCTTTGAGGGAGGAGTGTGACCATGCTTGTTTTTTCATAGTTGGGCTGAGTCTACAGATAGGGATAGGCGGTTGGCGAACGCTGTCACAAACTTCTCGTCGTAACACAGGTCGTGCCCCATGTCGTGAAGTACTGCGTGCGTCAACTCATGCCAGAACGTGTCGGCCATCTCTGCTTTGCCTAGCCTGTTGTCCTGCATGTCGTGTGTCGCCATCCAGATGATGCCGTGCTGATAGTCAATCGCGGCAAGGGTGTTCTTCGTCCTTGCTTTCCTGACCTTGATGATTGCGTAGGTCTTGGTGCCCACTGTTATTTTCTTGGGTATCTTCATGTGCTTCTCCTCATGATTTTGCTAACCCGTACCTACGGTGTGCACCACCGTCAGCGGCCAGAGGTATCCCCAGCATATAACTCGGTTCCATAGTCATTTGCGCCAAGACCCAAGTCTTCGCGTCAACAACTTCTTCATCCGGTACAACAGCGATCAACTCGTCGTGCACCGTGCCAGCGATGGGGTACTTCTTCGCTACCCTCAACATGCCATCCGTCATCACGATTCTGGCAAGTGCTTGCGTCACATTGTTTGTTATCTTACCTGCATACAACTTTGTTGCACGCTCTCCGTACACCCACTGCGGTTTGCCGTTGTCACCTTGTTCAAGACGCAGGTTGGGGTACAGAAGTTTCATTCCGTTTGGCAATTCTATCTCGCCTTTGCGGAATGTCAAACACTTGTGGGTGTACTCTTTACCCATATACAAACATCTGTGTATAAGCTCGCTGAACAACCCCCACATCGCCACAATAGGCCAAGCGGTCTGGCGGTAAGTGTCGATGATTGCCTTGGCGGCAAGGGCATGCACCAGCAAATCTTTATCAGAACAAGTGTGAGGGATGTCAAATAGCTTGGTGTCGTTGCCGTCCCACTTGGCAAACTCTTTTGCGTACTCAGAACTTACACCGAGTGCTTTGGCAAAGTCCTTAGAGTACCTGACAGGCGGCGCACCAAGGAAGCCAGTAAGAAGCTGGGACGCAAACGAAGCCCAGCCGAGACCGTACCCGCAACCAAGTAACGCGCTCTTCGCAGACTGCCGCAAGTCTGGGTGGCTTTCCTTAGTGAGTCCGGGTATGTTAAACATCTGTGCACCGAAAGCGGCATAAGGGTCACCACCAGCACTGAAGATGTCAAGCATCTCGTGGTAGTCACTAAGCCACGCGAGGACTCGCGGTTCAATTTGTGAGAGATCACCCACGACGAGCTGGTAGCCTTCGGGAGCCATAATTGCTTTGCGTAAGAAACTTCCGCGCTTGAGGTTTTGCATGTTGATGGCGCTTCCCTTTGCCGCCGTCCAGCGACCCGAGAGAGCACCGTAATACGATAGCGGAACCGGTAGTTTGCCGCGCTGACTGATGTCAAGAAATCGCTGTGCCCTCGTTCGTTCTGTCGTGGATTTAACTTTAAGGCGTGCTTCACAAAGGAGGGCAACGTCTTCACGTTCACCATTGAGTAACGCTTGGAAGAGGGCATCGTTCTTGGCAAAAGCGAACGCCGTTTTGCCGGTAGTTTTACTGACCTTAGTCGGGGGAGTAACCCCGAGGCTTTGAAGTACATCAGCAAACTTCGGGTTCGACGCAAGCTCAGCCTCTTGTATGCCGAGGCGTTGAAGTAATCCTTCACGTAGTTCTCCTTCTTCTGTTAATGCCTGTATCAACATCTTGCTGTCAAGCTCAAGTATTGGGCGTGTGTACATCTTGAGCGTCATGTCGATCAGTCGCAACTCCTTCGATGGATAGGCATTAGCCAACCGTTTGAATATTTCCTCGCACAGAAACACATCATGTTTGCAGTACTCAGCGAGTGCTCGCTCGGTCTCGGGGGCCAACTCGTGAACTCCATCAGTTGAGTGTATAGCTGTGCCTTTGGCGGGCAATCCAAAATCTGCTGCCAGTTTTGCAAGTGAGTTCCCAACTTCCACGCCGCGTAAAGCTCGCGCCATTGATAGGGTGTCGAAGATGAATGCGGGTTGATAACCGTAGACCCACTCAATAATGGATATATCGAACTGTGCGTTATGCGCAAGCACGGCGGTTCGTCCCCAGTCGATTCCTGAAAAGAATTTAGGTAGTCCATCTCCTCCAACCCACTCAATTGGGCTGTCAGTTCCGAACTCATGTATACCTGCTCCAAACGCTTTAAATCTCTTATCACGTATGTACTCCTCTGTTGTCATCTTGGATAGCGTGTAGTCACGCTTGTCCCACCGAGTCTCGAAGTCGATGGTGACTATCTTGTCAAATGGTTTAGTCAATTAAATGCCTCCTTTGGGGGTGCGCCAATAACGTTCAAGAAGCCGAAAAAATCGTTGGCTTCCAGCATAAGTTCTGCCGCCTCCATCTCGTTGCAGTTGAGCGTAACGATACCGCCCAGCTTGTCACTACCATTGAACAGAATCACTGCTTGCTTTGCATCAGGGCCATAGCACTGGACGAGTTCCAGCACCACAGTCTTGAAGTGCTGCTTCTCTTCGTCCGACATCAGCGCCAGCCGCGCTTCTAAGTTGTGTTCGTCGTTCATGTCAATACCTTTCTGAGTTCGTTTATGTTGTCTTCGTTAACCACCATTGCCACTCCCCCTGCGCTTCGTATGCGGCGCAGATGTTCTTCTTGAAGCAGGGTGGGTTTGTTCTTCCCTGCCTTTGCTTCCACGCCAATGAACACACCCTTGGCGCATACCAGAAAGTCTGGCACCCCTGAGTTGCCGTAGCCTGTGCCTATTGGCATAGCGTAGTACACGCCAAGCTCATCCAACAACTTCCTGATTTGCTTCTTTACTTTTACTTCTGGTGTCGATGCCATACAGTTTCCTTTGAATTGGTGAGGGGGTCAAGTAGATTCCGCGCCCCCTCGCTTCGCGGTTGGAAAGTCGGACAACAGCGGTCATCCAAAGGCTAGGCACCACTGCTGTCCGTGATGTTGTGGTCGCATCTACTAGGCTTACACACATCACAACTGGAATACCGCCTAGCCCTTGTTCTGTACTTCTTTGAGTTTCATCATGTAGTGTCTACACTTACCCAAGTCATCACTGCCTTCTTTGCGGCCAGCACGCAGCGCGTACTTGATAACGTTGCCTTTCAGATAGCCGACAAACTCCGCGTGTGTCAGCACTGACTCCATCAGTTCCCACGGTTGTACCGCCATCTCTTTGTAGTGGTTGCCGCTGATCTGTAGGTCGTCAGCCCGTGTACCGTTGAAATGTTTATCCATGCTCATGCGTACTCCTCATCATCTTCTAGTGTGTGAACGATCTTGTTGTGATCGTGGCGTTTGTGTATGTCTTCAATGACCAGTGGGTCTACGCGCTCGAATGGGTTCCAGTCGTTGTACTCCTTGACTTCATCAAAGACAGGTTGTTCTTTTGTTTGCTTTCTTTTACGCATCAACGTGCTCCTTTGTATTTACCTGTCCATTCATACGCGCCGCGCAATTTCTGCGCCCCCAGCTTCTTGAAGAATGTCAGCATTGACTTGTAGGGCACGTCAAACCGCGCGGCGATTTCTTTCTTTGTCAACCCTTCCCCCAGCAGCTTCACTGCCCTGCACTGATCTATCTTAGGTAGCTTCCTGCCAGCCCCTAGTCTTGCCCCACCCTTTTTAGGCAACGCGCTCATTGCACTCATGCTGTTCCCCCGCTGTTCGTGTTAAGAAAATAAGCTGGCACTTTGTGCAGCGCCAAAGCGTTCCTTGTTCAATGACTGTCCTGCGCTCACCATGTAGGCCGCGCAGCTTACCCCAAAATGTTCTGATTGCTTCAAGCATGTCTACTCCCTTTCTTTAATCCTTGCAACTCGTTCCATCCGCTTGTGGTGCGCTGTTATGTACACGACATACTCCATGTCTGACCTCACGACATCCCAGTAACTTCCTACTGCTCGCACTGGCTTGTCCATGATTCCGTTGTCAGCATCTTGCCGTGCCTTGGCTTCGATGACTCGCATACGCTCATCGCCTACGATTTCTTTGGCGGTGTCAATGTCAAAACTTTTGGGGGTCATGTTCTACTCCAATCTGTATACCCAAGAATCTTCATCATCGCTGTCTCATGAATTGCGTCCCACCAAAAGCGAACGCCGCCTTCTGTTACAACGAATCGCCATAACGTGCCATAGTCATCGGTCGTGTACCAAACATCGCGTGTCGTGAGTCTGCCG